ATTCCCTTCAACATTTGAATTTTTGATACGTGCACTCACACAATTTCTCGCAATTCGTTTTTTAAAATCTTCGAAAGAAGAAGATTTTGCAGAAGCAGATTCGCGTGAAACCTCAAATGGAATTAAAGTAACTTCATTTTTTGTACCAAACATTCTCACGTTTAGAAGTATCATCCTTGGGAGCAGAACCAAATTCAGAAGTAACGCCTCCTTGAACTTGTAAACCATGAAACATCTTGTAGACGTTGTATGCCACATAAATAGTGGTAGCAGCAACTCCAAAATACAGAGGAATTCTGTAATGTTTCTTAACTTTCTCTCCCATGTTTCTCCAATAATCAACGTCAACGTTTTCATCCACCCATGTTAAACCTTGCACCATCTTTTCAGAACATCTGTCATAAAAAGTTGATAAATAAAAGGTCACATATAGAAAGAAAACAATCTTTCTCATGAACTTATAAATCGACGTTGATTTCATTTTTTGAAATATCATCCAAGGTAATTCAGAAGCAAAATACTCAATATCCTCAGACTGAATGTTCAAACACATTTGATCAGGTAAGTCACAGCAGATGCAATTTTTCGAATTCTTCAATTCACTCAAGCTCTCCTTGACTCTCTCCTGATTTGCTTTAAAAGCAACAACAGTATCGCGAAACCACATGAAAAATTCTTGTTGAGTAGCATTTTCCAAGATTGTTTTCTTCATAGCCAAAGATTTCATGGCATTAGAAGCAATCTTCTGTGGAATAATCATCTCAACTTTGAATGTCCACAAATCTTTGTAAGGTTTATCATCATCAATTAATGAAGAATCAAGCATACCTTGCTCATTTGTGTAACATGGTTTCACGGTTGGTGTGATAATGTAAGGAAAACGTCTTTGCACAGCAGATGGATAGCTAAAATAATGAAAAGCATTCAAATGCTCAATATTAGATGTAGCAATAACCAATTTTGCTTTGCATGGCGTTTTGCCTTTATCTTCCAATGCTGCTTGTTCAGGACAATATGGTACAGGATTCATTACCTGAATTATCTCACGAACAGAAGAATTATCACCCAGACTTGGATTTTCTGCAGCAACATCATCCATAATTATGCACCAACAACATGATTTGAAATTATTCCAATGTTTTGCAAAATAATTGTGAGTATATTTGTAAGCATCATCTGCTTCCAAACCACAAATATTTGCAAAGTATTGAAAAATGTATTGAGTAAGAGTTGATTTACCGATGCCAGAGTCTCCGACGATGAGGATACCAAAGGGCATATCTCTCATCTGGCGGCAAGCGGACAAACTTGTAATATCATCTCGTATCATACACATTTCATCATACTTATGGTTAATTATGGATCGTTCAGTCTGATCTAATCCTCGCCCATGTTTTTTAATTGAAAGCAATTTTTCAATAAGATCATCAAGTTCCTTCAAAAATGTGGATTCCTTAAAACCATGGGCTTCAGCATTACTCAAGTGCATAGACTTACGTTTAAGCTCAGAAGCTTTTTCATAAATGGCAGCATAACTTGAACCAGAATGAACAATGGAGGAGATATCTCCAGTCTTGTAGATATGTACTCCTCGTTCCAGAATGAAAAGGATAGTATCGAAAATGGTATATATAAAGTCGGACTTATTATAAAACTTACGTTTTAAAATAGCTTTCTCCATTTTACCATATCCAAATGAATCCAATTTCAAACCAGCTTTGTCGAATAAATCGAGGGAAATAGCATACATCAAACATTTATAAAGTTTCTTATATATAGGACTTTCAACAAGATCCTTGTAAGAACCCAATGTTTGACGAGCTGTGTAGAGTAAATCAATTGACTCCACCTTCAATTTTTCATCGACATCAATGTCTAATATCTGAGAAAATTTTTCCAATAATTCAGATTTATAGACAGCCATTGCAACACTTCCGTTAAATCGAAGTTTTACGAAAGTAAATGCAGCTTCAGCAATACCACGTGCTGTGGGATTGCGTGAAATCAAATATGTGCACCAAGCAGCATCTTCAATTAGAGAAACCAATTGGTCTCTCTTTGAGTCAACATCTTTGGATTGCACATCAAACTGTGAGAGGTTTGAAACGTTATCGTGTGAATAATGACGTGTCTCAACAACGGTATGTTGAAAGTGACGCATGTCATATCCGAGCGATTCCATTTCAGCAAGATGACGAGAACGAAAAAACATCTCGTCAAAACAATCTCTCTTTGAAATTCTCTCAGGAATTTGCACAGTTTGGGTTGGTGTAGGAACATCATTCGCTCTCTCATGACGAAAGCGACGAGTGATGCGTTGGAATTTGTTAAAAATCTTTTCTTTCTTTTGAAATGTAAACATGATGGGTTAACCTGGTCAATTACTGTCTGTGGATTTGTGACCAAACACCTTAATCTTTTGACGTCTGACAGTGACTAGTTTTCAATTTTTCACCTACTTACTAGTTTGTCAAATGGTTACTTTTCTTTTACAATAGTAAGAACTCTGTATAACGAAGATTCAGAATTCCTTGTCAGTAGCTCACTTTCCTATTCACTTACCCAAGATTAGGGCAGCTATCGGGGTCCTACTACGTCTTTCTACTTTGTAAAATACTTTTCACTATGATTGTCGACAGCAGATAAGTGCTACACTTATCAGTTTGACATTTTTAACGCAATAACCATCACACGCAATGTGTGGTGGTGTTTACTCGAGTGGAAATGAATAACCACTCATAGACAATTAACATATAATTTACACAAATACTCATAAATTATTACCGGTACAGGGTTATAGTACGAATAACAATAAACGAATATTCTTCACAAAACATATAACATATAAAAGAATGTTGTAGTTTGGTGAAATAACAGCTTCAGGGCCTACAAAACCTGAAACTACTGAATCAAAATTAAAAGTACGATCATATATAAATGGATCTATCAACGTTGTATGGATTAGCCATAGAACGAAAATAGTCGAAATATATATATCCATACAAGATTTTAATTTTGAAACAATCACACGGTGCTATTAACACC